CTTAAACAACTGGAATATCTTTTCATACTCTACAAAGCTTATGGCATCGGTTGACGATACCTTTAGGTTTATGCTAGGTAGAGCTAAGATGAGAGAAAAGGCTATGCGTAGAGTACTAGATTTACAAGGGTCTGGTATTGAGTTACCTGAGATTACACCACAGCTTATGAAAGCTTATCAAGATGACTTTTATGGTCAGGTTTTTGATGCACAAGGTAACTTAGTAGATGAAGCAGCTATATTTGCAGCAAAAGAAGTTACTCTTACACAGCCATTAACAGGATTTGCAAAAGGACTTAACGATGTATTTGTAGCAACACCTTTAGCTCGACCTTTCTTTTTGTTTGCTAGAACTGGTGTTAACGGACTTGCATTAACAGGTAAACATACACCCGGTTTTAACTTTTTAGTTAAAGAGTTTAACGACATCGCATTTGCTAATCCTAATAATCTAGATTCTGTAGCTAAGTATGGTATTACAAATGCTACTGAGCTAGCTAACGCACAGGCATTACAGACAGGTAGATTAGCTATAGGTTCTGCTGTTGTATTCTTAGCAGCTCAGGCATGGATGAACGGTAAAATGACTGGTAATGGACCATCTGACAGACAGAAGCGACAAGGCTGGATAGATGCTGGTTATATACCTAGAACTATAGAACTAGCTGGAGTTAGAGTAGGATACGATCCTATCGAACCCTTCAACCTCATAATGTCTACTATCGCTGACGTAGGTGATGCTAGCGAACTTATGGGAGAAGAATGGACAGAAAGAGAATTACAAAAAATAGCATTAGTAGTAGGACAAGCTGTATCTAGTAAGTCATACTTAGCTGGTATACAGTCATTTGTAGACTTATTTGCTGGTCGCCCCGGTCAAGCAGAAAGAATAGTAGCTGGACTAATGAACAACCAAATACCACTAGCTGGTCTACGTAATGAAATGGGTAAACTATTTGTACCTTACATGCGAGAGATAGGCTCTGGTATAGATCAATCAATTCGTAACCGTAACTTACTATTTGAAATGTTACCCGGTGAAGACTTACCTATTAAGTATGATATGCTCAATGGTAGTCCTATCAAGCCATATGATTTCATGACTCGTATATTTAATGCAGTCAGTCCTGTATCATTAAACTTGACACAGAGTATAGGTAGACAATTCTTATTTGAGAGCGGCTATGATTTACGTATGTCAACATACTATGCACCCGACAGTACAAACCTTACAGACCAACCTGTAATTAGATCTATGTTCCAAAAAGCTATAGGAGATCAGAACCTTGAAAGGCAGCTGGACAAGCTAGCTGTAGATCCAAGGGCGATAAGATCCTTAGAACAGATGAACAAAGACATACGGGACGGTAAACGGGCTCAGTACGACGCTAGAAATTACTGGCACAATGGAAAAATTGACCAGCTATTTCAAGAAGCACGTAAGAAAGCATGGGCAAGTATCATGAATGATCCTCGAGTTCAAGAAGTAATGAAAGAACAGAAGGAAGCTAAACGTGCAAAAGTTATAAAAATGAGAGACACAACAAACATTCTCAATATATACAAATAAATGGCAACAACAACTTTTCAACCTTATACTGGGAATGGATCTAATAAAGATTTTAATTATTCATTTCCCACTTTTACTGCTTCTGAAGTCGTTGTCGAAGTCGACGGTGTAATAGTCGATAACTTTCATATAGTTAGTTACAGCACTACTGGAACTAATACAGTAAGATTCGATAATGGAGATGGTCAGGGTAGTAATTCATCAGGCACAGTTAACACTAATGTATGTGCTAACGATGGTTCGCCTCTGAATAACTTAGAAGTTATAGTTAGAAGAGATACCAACGTAGATGTTGCTAAGGCAACTTATACAGCTGGTGCTTCACTGAAAGCAGAATCCTTAACAAATAATAACACACAGATTCTGAGAGCGTTACAAGAAGAACAAAATACACCTATAACTACACCTAGACTTAGAGACGGTCAGGTTACAAGTGCTAAAATAAAAGATGGCACTATCCAGACAGCAGATATAGCTGGAGATCAAATAACTAATGCACTAATAGCTGACGATCAAATTGATTCTGAGCATTATGTTGACCTATCTATAGATACTCAGCATATTGCAAACTTAAATGTTACTACTGCAAAGCTTGATAATGATGCAGTTACAGCTTCTAAACTTGCAGATGATGCAGTCGTAACAGATAACATTGTAAACTTAAATGTAACTAGAGGAAAAATAGCTAATGATGCTATTGATGGTACAAAAATTGATGATGATGCTGTTGACTCTGAGCATATAGCAGCTGATTCTTTAGATACTGAGCATTATGCACCAAACTCAGTTGATGCTACAGCTATTGGACCAAACGCAGTAACAACTGTAAAAATATTAAATGATGCAGTAACAATCGACAAGATTAATGATGATGTAATAGTTACAGCAGCTGAACAAGCTAACGCAGCATCTAATGATACAAGTTTTTTAACTGTTGCAGCAGCTGATGCAAGATTCTTTAATATAAGCACAGGCGACACAATTAAAGATGGTCAAGCATTTCCAGATAACGATACAACAATCGCTACAACCGCAGCGATTAACGACAGGATTATTGACTTAGTTGATGATGTAGGTGGCTTTGTACCAATAGCTAATGAAACAAGTTTTCCTAATGCTAACCCTGATGTAAATAATGGTGCTGGAACTATTGTGTCAGTTGCAGCTGCTTCAACTTCTTTAAACCCTAGCGGTACAACATTAACTATTGCTAACGGAACTGTTGGAAACTCAACTGTAACCATAACAGGTAATGCAGCTGTTATTCCCGCTGGTTTTGGGTTTTTAGTAGAAACAACTTCTACATTAAATACATATACATTTCATAGACTTGTACCAAAAGCAACAGAGGTTACTACTGTAGCTGGTATATCTGGCAATGTAACGACTGTAGCTAATAATAATGCAAATGTAACGACTGTAGCTACTAATATAGCCAGCGTAAACACGACTGCTGGTGATATAGCTAATGTTAATACAACTGCTGGTTCTATAGCCAACGTAAATACTGTAGCTACCAACATAGCTAACGTAAATACTACAGCAGGGTCTATAGCTAACGTAAATACTACAGCAGGGTCAATAGCTAATGTAAACACTACAGCTACAAATATTGCAAGTGTAAATAATGCTTCTGCAAATATAAACTCTATAAATAACTTTGGAGATACATACCAAGTACATTCTAACAACCCAACAACAGATGGTGGTGGTAATCCACTTGCTGCGGGAGATTTATACTTTGACACTTCTGCTAACGAACTTAAGGTTTATAATGGTAGTGCTTGGCAAGGTGGTGTAACAGCTACAGGTAACTTTGCAGTTGTAACTGGTAATACATTTACTGGAGATAACAGATATAACGATGGTGTAAAACTAAAACTTGGTACAGGTAGTGATTTACAAATTTATCACTCAGGTACAGGAAGTTATATAGATCATAGTGGATCAGGTAACGGACACTTATTTATAAGAGGTAATGGTACTGATGCAATAATACTTAGAGCTAAACAAGGTGAAAATAGTATAGCTTGTCATTCTGATGGTGACGTATCCTTATATTATGATGGATCAGAAAAATTACAAACACTAAATAGTGGAGTTGAAGTTATTGGCAACATAACTGTATCTGGTAACGTAGATGGTCGTGACTTAGCTGCTGACGGTGCTAAGTTAGATACATATGAAGCTAACGGTTCATCTTACTTAAGATCAGATGCTGCTGATATTAAAACTTCTGGTGATTTAACTTTTAACGACAACGTAAAAGCTACGTTTGGTACAGGTAATGACCTAGAAATTTATCATGATGGATCAGGATCTGCGATATTAAATGGTGCTTCATCTGGTCAACTTACTATAGCTAGTGATAACGCTTTAAATTTAACATCAAGAACTGGTACAGAATACTTTTTTAGAGGTTATACAAACGGAGCAGCAGAGTTATATCACGACAACAGTAAAAAGTTAGAGACTGCTGGTTTTGGGGCTAAAATTACTGGTGACTTAGAGGTAGAAGACGCAGATCCAAAAATACATTTAACGGCTACAAGTGCAAGAGATTATTATTTTCATAATGATGCTGGTACATTTAAACTTCGTGACGAAACTGCTAGTAATGCTGTCAGATACCAACTAGGTGGTGACGGAAAACATTACATATACGGTGACGCCAATGTAATGGGTACATCTGATCTTACTGTAGTAGGAGGAGATTTAAAATTAACAGCAGATAACGCAAAGCTACAACTCGGTGCTGGTCAAGATTTAGACCTTTATCATAATGGAAATCATAGTTTTATTGATAATAGTACAGGTCAGCTTTATATTAGATCACCTGAAGATATTATACTAGCTGTTAACAATACTGAAAACGGAGTCAATATAATAGATAATGGAGCAGTAGAGCTTTTCTACAACAACGTTAAAAAGTTTGAGACAACAAGTAGTGGTGTAAGTGTAACAGGACAATTATCAACAACTGACACCATCAGTACAGTTGGTAATTTAGATATGTCTGATTCTACAAGTACTGGAAATAATAGAATTAGGCTAGGAACTGGTGATGATCTAGAAATTTATCATGATGGAAGTCACAGCAGAATTGTAGATAATGGAGCTAATGCAACTTCTATTCAAACAAATCTATTAAGAATACATGATAATTCTGGTAATTTTGAATATATGGCTGAGTTTAATGCAAACGGAGCCGTAGAACTCTATCACGACAACAGTAAAAAGTTTGAGACTACAAGTGGTGGTATTGGTGTTGTTGGGAACATTAGTCAAACAAGTGCTGGTGCTCAAAATTCACATAAATTTGGTTCTGCTAATTCGTTTCTCTATGGGCAATATAATTCTAGTGGTGATGCTTCTATAAATAATCAAGCAAGTGCAAATTTATTGTTTGCTACTGCTAATTCAGAACGTATGCGTATAGATTCGTCAGGAAATGTTAATATAGCTAATGATAGTGGTAAGTTAAGGCTTGGTGCAAGTGCAGACCTACAACTTTATCACAATGGAACGAACTCGTTTGTTTCCAATTCTACTGGTAAATTAATGGTTCAAAACACCAACGGGAATATTCAATTTGAAGCTAAAAACGGTGAAGATTCTTGTAAAATGATTCCTGACGGAGCAGTAGAGTTATATTACGACAATAGTCTAAAATTAGCTACTAATGCTTCTGGTGTTAACGTAACAGGAACTGTTACAGCTACATCATTTGTAGGAAGTGGAGCTGGATTAACAGGAATATCAGCTATACCGACTGGAATGGTAGCACCTTTTGCTCAAGGTTCAGTGCCATCAGGTTGGCTTGAATGTAATGGAAACTCTGTATCAAGAAGTACTTATGCTGATTTATTTTCTGCAATAGGTACAACCTACGGTGCTGGTAACGGTTCTACAACCTTTCAGGTACCAGAACTACGAGGTGAATTTATTAGAGGTCTTGATAACTCAAGAGGTATAGATAGCGGACGAGCTAATGGTTCATTCCAAGACCACGGTATACCAGCCATGAAAGGTCATATCTCTGATGCTCACGGTCAATCTCGTTTACAGACATTTGCTCAAAGTGGCTTTACTAATGTATTTGATGGAGTTGGTACAAGTTCTTGGAGAACTTCAATCCATGCTGTATCTGGTAACTACGCATCAATTATGTTTGATTCTACTAATGTAATTCCAGCAGCAGACCACGTAAGACCACGTAACGTAGCGATGATGTATTGTATTAAAACTTAAAAATAATTATGGCAATAACAAAAAAATGGACCGTAACGAATTTAACTCGTGATAAAAGAGATGGTTACGTTTATGCAGTTGGATTTAAACTAATTGCAAGTGAAGGAAAAGAAGTAATAGGAGAAAATGCGGGAGAAGTAGGTTTTATGGATAAGCCAGATAAATTACCAAGTGAATTTATTGAATACGAAAAATTAGATGAAGCAACTACACTTACATGGGTCAAAAATAATCTAGGTCCAGACTTAGTAAAACAAGCTGAACATGCTGTAGAAACTTTTCAACATCTTGATAACGGAATACCTTGGGAATAGAAATACCTACTATAGACTTACCACCCGTTGAGTCTATTGAAACTATATCTATACCATTACCTACCGCAGATGTACCTAGTTATGTACCTTTGGTTGTACCTCCTAGTGATTTACGAGAACCAAAAGGTACAAAACCTGTAGAAACTGTGGAACCTCCGGCTCCTATACTAAACTTGCCGGGGTTACCACCTATACCTATACCTCCAGCTGAGGTATTAGGTCCTACAGTAATTACAGCTGTTACAGCCGTAGCAGCTACAACTGTAGCAACTCCTATTATACAAGATATAAAAGAAAGAATTACTAAGTTTTTAAATAATAAAATTAAAAAATGGAAGGAAAACCGCCAGAAGAAAAAAAGAAAGGTCTAATAGGAAAATTAAAAGATGCGGCAGAAGATAAAGAACATCAAATAGAAGTACTTGGTACTTTTGTAAGACTGGGAGTTGTCGTCTGGAGTGGATTCATTATTACTATGAATTACATTGATATACCTATGGTTAAGAAGTCTGGTAATTCAGATATCACTTTCGTCGCCAGTGTATTTACTGGTGCATTAGCCACATTCGGTTTGACAACTGGAAAAAATGGTGGCAATAAAACACCTACAAATTGCCCTATGGCAAATAAAGACAAACCAAAGACATGAAGAAATTAATTCTTCTCTTAGCATTGTTATCACCCGCAGTTGCAAGAGCTAATACTGTCACGCCCCAGTTTACTACAGGGTCG